GAAATATACAATAGGGTATTTCAGACTAGAAGATTCTACAAGCCTTGTACTTGCAACCCTGCAAAATGGAAGGAGTTAATCGGAGAATTAAACGGGATTTATGAAACCTACGAAAAGGAAGCGAACTAGATATATCGGGATGGAGGCAAAGGTTAACCATGACGAAATACTTCGCATATACGACCAAGGAAATTTACTAGCAGAGTTTTACGACAAAGAAGAGGGCAGAAGATATTTAAGACATTTAAGATATGGGGAAACCAATATTGTTACCAAGCCAAATTGAAGGCATAAGCACAAGAGCAGATAGGACACTAAAGATTGTATTGTCTACTCAAGAATTGCCACCCAATGAAGCAGGGAGGCTATTCGGACTGAATCAACGCATGGCATATGTAGGTATTAAAGAAGAGGCTTTTCAAGAATCAGAGGAGCAGATGTTAGAGGGTTTATCTGTTGAAGCAGGAGAGCATAAAAACAGAACTCCATCTCAAAGATTAAGAGCGATACTATATGTCTGTTGGAAGGAAGATAATGATGGGCACCCAAGTTTTGACACCTATTATGCACAGAAGATTGAGCAGATAATTCAGCACTTCAAGAATAAGTTAGACGCTCAAAAATTAGACATTGATTAGGTTATTGCTTATATTTGGAAAATGGAAAACGAGGAACTAGCATTACAAAGAGCAAGAATTTTCATAGCAAAGCATACATGGAAGTTTGCTAAAACTATGCCATGGGTACCGCATTGGTACATTGTAAAAACTAAACTTAGCGAGGAGGACCAAAAAGAATTCGATTGGTTTGTTGAGGCATCTCGTAAATATGGAATCAATTTAAGATGGGGCAAGAAACCTCCAAAGCCGTATTGGTTTATTGACGAATATAAATATTGGACAATGATGGCACCCATAGAAGAAACAATAATTATTAATAGAGGAAAGCATGACGTATAAAAGAGTTCCCGTTTACATTCAAGGAGTAAAGGAGAGGGAACAATATATAAACGAATACATTCACCCTGCATTAGTAGAGCAGGGATTTTTGGATATTCACATTATGTATGATGTCGACAAGAATGGTCCATTATGGAATTTCAACAGAGTTGTTGACCATGCAGTAGATTCAGGGCATCCATATTGTATAGTGTTACAAGATGATGTTATTCTCGCATCCAATTTTTCAAAACATATTGATGATATCATGTCCCACAATATTCCTGCGGTTTCATTTTTTTGCCCACCTCGACAAAAATATATTGATGAGCAACAGATGGGTACACGCATATATACGGAAAAAGAATTCCTATGGATGCAAGGGATGTTATTTAACATTGAGTTTTTAAAAGGATTTCAGGAATATAGACATACGGATAAGGAATCGTTTTCATGTGATTCGATAATGAAGAGTTATACTAAAAAAACTAAGAATTATATCAGAGTTGTAATCCCGTCAATAGTCCAACACAATTTAGATATAAAAAGCTCCATAGGGACGGGAAAAAAGATTGGAGGCTTTCTTAGAGAAAGCCCTGTATTCTTTGAAGTTAAACCTCCGTATTTTAGATGAACAAAGCAGACTGCAAATCAATTCTAGATTATAAGGAGTTTCCTAATTACGATATTCTTTATTGCGACCCTCCGTGGGAGGAGAGAATGACAAAATGGTTTAGGACAAAAATGCGTAAGGATATTGGCAAAGCTCCATCGTTTACGTTTGAGGAAATTATAACTAAGCTTGGAGAATCAGCTATCAAGAACAAGCCGTTATATATCGAATATGATATTAAGACATATGAAGGAGTAATAAATCGTATGGAGTCGATGGGGCATAAATTCGCAGGAGTTACTATATACCCCTTGTATACAAAAAGCCAACAAGCGGTTTTATCCTTTAATACTAATATTGTTCCTGAATCAAATGTCAAAAAAATATCTCATTCCATAACTGAGATGTTCAGGAAGCATGGAGAAGGGCTAACTATATTTGACCCATTCGCAGGAATAGGTATTACCGCTAAAATGGTTATTGCATCAGGCAACTATTATCATGGCTCAGAATTGAATCCTAAAAGGGTTGCAAAACTCAAAACAATTTTAAATCTAAACTAAACAAATCGGACACATAAAAAAGCATGAAGAGATTTCTGTTATTCCTAGAATTGTTATTTGCGTTCCCTCTGTTGTTGTTTATCGTTTTAACTTGGAGAAATGAAGATATATAAATCAACTAATGTTTATGAGGAGGCGAAGGAGCGACTGAAATATCTGTTTCAGGAATTTGAGAATATCTATGTCAACATATCAGGAGGTAAGGATAGCACAGTAGTTTTTAATTTGTGCTTGGAAGTTGCAAGGGATTTGAATCGTTTACCTCTCAATGTTTTATTTCTAGACCAAGAGGCAGAATGGGATGCGACAATAGACCATGTTAGGGAAATCATGAATCATGAGGATGTTAACCCTTTTTGGTTTCAGATTCCTTTTAGGATGACTAACTCAACTAGCCAATATGAAACTTATGTCAATACATGGGGAGAAGGGGAGGAATGGATAAGACCAAAGGAATCAATCGCAATACACAAAGCTCCGTGGAAGGCTGACAGATTCCATGCATTCTTTGATGAGTTTATGGCTCACTACCATAAGGGAGAAAAAGCTTGTCACATAGCAGGGGTTAGAGGAGAGGAATCTCCAACACGATTGTTAGGGCTAACGAATTCTGCAACTTATAAATGGATTACATGGGGAAAGAAGTTTGACCCTAAGCGAGAGCATTATAATTTTTATCCGATTTACGATTGGAGTTATAGGGATGTTTGGAAATATATTAACGACAATGAGTTTTCCTACAATCGAATCTATGACTATCAATATCAGCACGGCATTCCCGTAAACAAGATGAGAGTTTCAAATCTCCATCATGAAACTGCAATACATCAGTTATTTTATATGGCAGAATGCGAACCTGAAAATTACAATAAACTAGTAAAGCGAATCAAGGGAATAAACTCAGCGGTAAAATCTAATGACACGGGTTTCTTTTTGTATGAGCTACCATTTATGTTTACGGATTGGAAGGAATATAGAGATTATCTGTTAGACAAGTTGATAATGGATGACAAGGAGAAGGAGCGTTTCGCTAAAGCGTTTAAGGCACAAGACAAGATATACGAAAAATATCTAGCAGATAAGATGCACAAGGTTCATGTCCAAAGCATCCTAGCTAATGATATCAGTCATACGAAACTTAAGAATTTTGATAGAAGCCCTGCTTGTTACCAAATTAGAAAAAAACTAAAGAATGAAGGAAATACAGAAATTAATCAGGAAGCAGTATGAGGAGGCTTGTTACAAGGAGTCTTTTATATACGAACTAAGAGAATGGATACATAAGGAGTTATCACCATTGAATTCTCAGCCCATTGATTTTGTCAGATGGGTTCCCATTGGGCAGGTCCAAGCGAATGACTATAATCCAAATTCAGTAGCTAAAAGCGAGATGCGTCTTTTGTATACTTCAATTCTCCATGATGGATATACTCAGCCCGTTGTAACTATATGGGATGAGAAGATTAAGAAATACATTATAGTAGATGGATTCCATCGTTACTTTACTTGCAAGACTAATAAAGATATCCTAGAGCGAAACAAAGGAATGTTACCAATCGTAGTTATTGATAAAGATATTAATGACCGAATGGCATCAACTGTAAGGCATAACAGAGCAAGAGGGAAGCATAGCATCAATGGAATGAGCAACATGGTTTTCCAAATGCTAGATAACGGATGGGCTGACGAAGATATCTGTAATGAGCTAGGAATGGAGGCAGACGAATTGTTACGCTTAAAGCATATTACGGGCTTTAGTAAGCTATTCGAAAACGCTGAATATAGAAGAGCATGGGAAACTCATAAACAAGTTCAAATAAAGAAAGAATATGAAAAACAAAATGAAAGTAACTGAAGTTGATTTATCATTAATCAAGCCGTATTGGAGGAATCCTAGAGATAACTCAAAAACGATTGACGCATTAAAAGAATCAATAAGGGATTATGGATTTAATGTTCCATTAGTCATAGACAAGAACAATGTAATTATTACGGGGCATTCTAGATACAAGGCATTGAGGCTACTTGGATATACTCATGCACCCTGCATCATTAAAGACCTTGATGAGGAGAAAGCAAAGAAATACAGAATCGCAGATAACAAGCTTTCAGAGATGGCATCGTGGGATAGCGATTTGTTGGAGCAGGAGCTAAGGAGCATGAGTGACCTTGAGGATATGGCAATTTATTTTCCTAGCATCAGTTTAGATGACTTCCTACAAGAGAGTGGAGGCAAAGAAATTACTCCCGTTGATAGCGTAGAAATTCACAAGCAAGACGAGAAACTATCAAGTCAATTTGAAGGAGATTCAGAAGAGGGCATTGTAGAAATTCCATGTCCACATTGCGGTGAACCTATATTCCTAGATAAGGCAGAGTTACAAGATAAACTTTTATAATGGAAAGGGAGAGTACCAAAAAGAAAAAACAAGCAATGTTGACTGCATTGGAGAATTCATTAGGTATCGTCTCTACGGCTTGTAGGAAAGCGAATGTTAGCAGAAGTCAACACTACGAATGGTTAAAAGCAGATGAGGATTATAAAACTGAGGTTGACGCAATTACAGAAACTAGCATCGATTTAGCAGAGGCATCGTTACTCAGCCAAATCCAAAACAGAAATACCTCAGCAACAATTTTTTACCTCAAGACTAAAGGCAAGAATCGAGGCTATATTGAAACGACAGAATTAGTTGGAGATGGCATCCAACCAATTACAGTAAAAGTCATTGAAGGAAATAAAGACTAATATCGTTTACAAGCACCTTTTGGAGTCATCTAAGAGAATAATAGTAGAGCAGGGAGGTACACGCTCAGGCAAAACTTATAATATCCTTATATGGCTTCTAGTAGGATACCTAGCTCAAAACACGGGAAAGATTGTAACCATATGCCGTAAGACATATCCTGCATTACGGGCGAGTGCCATGCGTGATTTCTTACAGATAGCTCAAGAGCTAGGAATGTATGACGAGAAAAAACACAATAAATCAAATTCAGAAATCCTGATTCATGGCAACCTAGTTGAGTTCATTGGAATGGACCAACCTCAAAAAATCAGGGGAAGGAAACGTAATATCTTATATGCGAATGA